CAGCACCAAGCGTGTTGCCAATGACAACGAACGCCAACCTGAGCCATTAAGTGCAACTTGCTCTCGCCGTAAAGGAACATCAAAACTTAATTGTTCCGAGGATGTGTTTGAGCACTTAAGGGCACAAAGAACCATCAAAAGTTTACCCACTCACCTGGCAAAGTGGTTGGTTTACCGATATGGGGAAAGCCCATCATCGAGTCTTATTCCCTCCTTGGTGAACGTGGTGATTGATGAGCTACCGCTCGACAACTGCCGCAAGCCCACCAAAGAGAAAGTGCAAACCATGTTGATTGAACGCCTTACGCGCCGTGAGTTTGTCGATTGTTTGCAGCGCAATTTGTTTGAGGCCATTGGCGTGAAGAAACAAACCTATTTTGAATGCTACGCCAAGCACAACGACAACATAACGAATCAATTTCGCGCGCTGGATGAATTGGCTTTACTGTCCTTTTTTGTTGCTCATAACACTCACATTTAAGCCTTGATCATTCTTCCGTAAAATAAAACAACTCAAATATGAGCTTTTTGTGTTGCAATAACCTGACCTCGTGTAGTAATATTTTTCCATCGTCGAAGATTCCCTTAATTCTCACGATACTCTACTGACGTAGACTAAAGCCCCTTAGCGTAATGCAAGGGGCTTTTTTTATGCGTCACTGTTTAAACATTCAAACTAATCAGGTTGTGCTTTATGTTTACAGATAACAAAGAGACAAACGGCTTTTTGTTGTTTGTTGCAGTTTTTATCATTGCCAGATTAGGCGTACTCTTGAAGAAATCCGAAAAAATATCACCCAAAGTGTTTTGTGCTGAGCTGTTTATCGCGTTGGCGTTAGCGTTCGGCGCGTGGCACTTGGGCTTAATGCAAGGCATGTCATACAGTCAAACCGTGGTTTACGGTATCTTTGGTGCGCTCGGCCATATCCACATTATCAAGTTTGTTGCACAGCAAGCCTTCAAAAAGGGCGTATAAACGTTGACATGCATATGGGCATTTATGACAATGGCAAGGTGTTGGCAAAATCCAACACCGAGATTAGAACCCTCGAAACGACTCAAAATGCCACAGCGTTATGCTGTGCGCCTCTGCGCACCTATTCTATGGTGAGTTAGGGCGGGGCTGCTTCGGCAGGCCGTTTGCATTTTGACGGTAGGTTCTAACCTCGCTCTAGCTTGCCACCCAAGATTAGAACCCTTGGATGGCTTTAAGTAACTTTAAAGGTCATCAAAATGCAAATACATATCAAAGCCGCTCACCCCATAGGGTTCAGCGCATCAACAAAACTTATTCAGACATAAAAGCCTAGTGATAACCCAAGCGGTTGTTACGGGCTTTTTTGCTTTCTAAGTTTGCCAAAAGGGAACCTTCTATTGGGGTTGGGCGAAGCCTAATCATTTCAACGGTGGTAACTTGCTGGTTCCCTTTCTCGACTGGTAATCGAGCCTACTTAAAGGCAATTATCGGTAACGCTGCGTTAGTGTATATCATTGGTAATATACATTTACACACTTAACTGTGTGCGGGCTCTCTCACCCATAAGAAAGGCAAAAATAATAATCACCACAATGCTAATTATTTAGCGTTGCGATCAGTTGCATCAGTAACGGAGCTAGGCAAATGGAACATGGCGCTTTATCCCCTTCGCATCTTAAAGATGCATGTTTTCTTGTAGGCCGCGCATTTGGTGTGCGCAACCTCGGACGCATGTTGTATGAAATCACATTGATTGAGTCGAACGCAGGCCAAACGAAAAGCCAATTTGGTGGTGTGTGTTCAATCTCTCACTGTCAATTTGGATTGATGCAGCATCACCACAGCTTTTACGAATACCGAAAAGAGATCCTCAAAGCATTCAGTATCGATCTAAAGCTTGTTAGATTTGCTCAATTAGCAAGTAATCCGTCATATTCACTCATCGTGACAGGTGCATGGATAATGGCGAACATTAATACCGTTCCCAAAAAACGCATCGACCGAGCAAAGCTTTACTCCAAATGGTGGAGAGCCATTGATACCAGTGATTATATGAAGATCACAAATAACCAACCCTAAACAGAATAAGTGTCGTTTTCAGGTGCACCAATAAATATGCTTGATGTTGAATACGTCAGGAGGTTTATATGAGTGCGTTGAGACGGCTGCAAACTGCGGCCGATAAAGAGCGAAAATTAAGGGTTATCTATTACGGTGGAAGTAACCCTGGTGATATACGAGAGTTAACCCCGATCAGTATTGATGAAGAAACAAGACGCTTTCAAGCGGTCTGTCATATCAGTAATGAAGTTAAAACATTTAGGGTTGATGATGCTGAAATCATAGGTCGGGCAACTAGTGCTTACCATTGGGAACCTAAGCCTAGTAAGTTTTCTTTGATATTTGCGGATCTTAAATCCCGCCTAGAATTGGTAGGTTGGTTTGCTCTTGTTGGAGTTATGGGGTTAGGTCTTCTCGCCTTTATTACTTTTGTACTTTGGATTGCGTATAAGATCATTTCTGCATAAGTATTGAGTTTGGCCTGTGTATATCATCAGTAATATACATCGTTAAGTTGCTAAAAAATAAAGCTAAGTTAATAAACGCATAAGAGCCGCTTCTTTCGAAGTGGCTTTTTTTATGCCTCACGTTTCACGCAAAGGGGGCAACTCTATGACCTCCAAGTACGCAATGAACAAAACGGAGGCGGCGAACTATTGGAAAAAGTCACCTAACACCATTAAGAAGGTGATTGAAGAAAATGACATACCACCGTGCGGAAAAGATAAGCGCGGCAATGACATTTTCGAATGCAAAGACCTTGCGCCGTATTTGGTCGAGCAGAAGAAAACAAGCAGGCGTCGAAATAAGACGCTCAGCGATAGCAAAGTCGAAGAGATTCAAGAATTGTTATTGGCGTTCGGCTCAATGAAAGAGTTCAAAGAATACGAAATGGCGCTAGGGCAGCAGCAAAAACGCGAGCTCGAACAGCGGCAGCTTGTTAAGTCACACGAAATCATCACGGTGTGGGGCAGTACCTTTTCAACCTTAAAGAAAAAGGTTCGCCAAATCACCACCGAAGTGGAGCGTATTTGTGACACTTGGACGCCTAAGCATTCCGAACGGCTAGATAAAAAGCTCGACACTATTTCCACCGAGATAACCCGAAAAGCGCAGGAGTTCGCCAATGAGTTACATGAACATTGCAGCGGCGATGAGGGAAGCTCTAGCGGTCATTGATGTTGAAGACATATCACCCGTTGAAGCGTGTGATAAATATCTGTTTATTGCCGACACGGGCGGCGTAGTTAAGTTTGATTCATCCATCGCCCCTTATATGCGAAAGCCCCTCGAACGTGCGTTCAGTCGCCAGTGTCGAGAGCTCATCCTTATGGGTTCGGCGCGTTCGACCAAGACCAAAACCTTGCTCGATGGCGTGGTGTTTTACCGAGTGTGGCAAAACCCTTGCGATATCTTGTTGATCTTCGCTACGCAAAAAACCGCGCATGGTTATTCTGATAAAGAATTAGGCCGCATGGTTCGAAACACCGAACCGCTGCAAAAGCTGCAGACAGGCAACCGCCATGATGATGGTATAGAGCGTAAACGTTTTAGGAATGACTCCACGGTTACCATCAACTCAGCCACCAATGATGCGCTTTCCGCGCAGGGTTACGGTGTGGTTATCTTCACCGATTACGACAGGGCAGAGGACGACGGTAACGGCGCAGGCGGAAACGAGGGTGATAAGTTCGGGCGTGGTTCAAAGCGTACCTTACAAGCGGGAAGCGATGGCATCACCATTGCCGAAGCGTCACCATCACGAACCCCCATTAAAGATCAAGAAGGCTTAAAGCCGCACCAAGCGCCAAGAGCGACAGGGATAACCGCGCTCTATAACGATGGCACTTGTGAAATTTGGTATTGGCAGTGTCCCCACTGTGACAAGTGGTTCATGGATAAATGGGAATGCCTACAGTGGGAAAAAGGCAAACCCGACACCGCAAAGGTGGTGTGTTCTTGTTGTGGTGAACCCATTACCCCCGATGAGAAATACGACATCAACTTGGTGGGCGATTACATGTTCCCTGGTGAAGTCGATGAAAACGGCATTCGCCAAGTAATAGAACAACCCGATCTCTATCGTTCTTCCTTTTGGTTTGAGGGGCTATGTGCTGCCTTTAACGATTGGGGCGATATGGTCAAAGAATACATCGTGGCCGCTGAGCACTATGAAAAGTTTGGTGATGAGTCAAAGCTGCAGGTGTTTTTTAATACCACCGTTGGCAGGCCATACACCCCCATAGCGGTTGATTCTGAATTGACAGGTGAAAACCTGCAAGACCGCGCCACTAATTACCAACTTCCGCAAGGCGTAGCCCCTGCAGATACACGCTTTTTGTTGGCAACCATCGACGTACAAGGCGGCGCAAACAGTCGCTTTGATGTGCAGGTGACGGCGTTCTCTGAACACTGCCAATGGCAACCGATAGACCGCTTTCAAATTCTGCTTAATGAGCAGCGCATGGAAGCAGGCGAGCCCCAACGGGTGCAGCCTCATGTTTATGTGGATGACTGGCTACCCATCATCGATAAGGTGATCAACAAAGAGTACGCCATTGACGGCACGGATTTAACCATCGTTCCCCGTTTAACCTTGTGTGACTCAGGCGGTTCAGATAACGAGAACGGCGAGGGTAACACCACGTTTCACGCTTATCAGTTCTACCGAGAGCTGCAGAAAAAAGGGTTAGAAAACCGCTTTCTATTGCTTAAGGGTAACCCGCGAGCATTCAGAGAAAAGGAGTGGGACGGCTGGACAAAAATCAGTGAGCCGGATTCATCAAGCGATCACCCAATGGCAGCGCGTGGTGATATCCCCTTACTTAACATCAACTCAAACGTGGTGAAAAGTTCGGTTTACTCATCAATGATGAACGAACAGAGCGACAGCCCCCGTTATTTTCGTCCTCCATTTTGGGCGAAGCAAGATTGGTACAACGGCTTATTGTCAGAAGAGAAAAACGACAAAGGCCAATGGTACTGCCCGAAAGGCAAAAACAACGAACCCTTTGACCATGCTCAATATGCCTTTGCAGGGCTTTGGCACACGCGAGCCATGGCAATTGATTGGGACAAGCCACCCAATTGGGCGGCTCCATTGAATATTAATGTGAACGTTTCAAGGCGAGGCGAACACACCACCGCATCACAACCACGCAAACGCAAGCGCGTGATATCAAGAGGGTTAACGTAATGAGCAGCATTGCAGATATTGAAGATCGCTTGGCTCGTTATAAAGCCTCCGAAAAAGACATTCTAGAACAAGGCCAACGCATCAAGGATGAGGATGAGCGAGACTTGCAACGCGCCAACCTCAGCACCGTTCAAACGACCATTAAGGATTTGCAAACTCAATTGGACGCCTTAAGGCATCCAAAGCGCGGTCGAACTCGTCAATACGCAGCAAGGGTGTGATATGGGAAGCATGAACTTGATCGATAAACTCGTGGCTTACCGCGACCCCGAAAAAGGGTTAGCGCGTATGGCCGCGAGAAAGAAGCTCAACGCCAATTATGAAGCCCTAGCCCCCAAAACGGGCAAGCGTTTACATCGAGAGAAAAAGCTCGCTAAAGAACTGGCGAAGATGAGCCAGCTCCCTTTGGCGCAGCAAGCGCGTTGGTTTGAGGAAAATTACCCCATCATTGCCACGGCATTGGATGAGGTAGTGAAGAACGTGATTGGCGCTGATGGCCTGATCGTTCAACCTCAACCCAAGCTAAAAGACGGCAGTGTGGCGACTGATTTTAGCAAGCAAATTCAAAAGGCTTATGAGAAGTCGGCGCGCACTTGGTGCATGGATGGGCGAACGTCGAGACCTGACAGTGAACAGTTGATTTGTCGCGCGATTGTTCGCGATGGCGAAATGTTCTCGCGTATCTACGCCTTTGATAATCACGATTACTTAGGTGAGGTACCGTTTGGTATTGAGCCGTTCGAATGTGATCACATTCCTGCCGACCTTTACGACAAGAAAAACAACATCGTGAATGGTTTCAAGCTTGGCGATTACAACCGAACGCAGGGTTATTACTTCGTGCCGGACTTAACCGCTTTTGCTCAAAAGCCATTGTTCGTGGAAGTTCAAAACGTATTGCACACCCGTTGGCAAACGCGTGTTGGTGCCTTGCGTGGTATTTCAAAACTCGCCCCTGCCTTACTTAGTATCCACAACCTAAAAGAGTACGAAGACGCCGTGCGCCTTGGTCGCTTGGTGGCCGCTCGTATTGTGTTGGTTCACAAAAAGAAAGGTGGCAACTACGTACCTGGTCAAGATGGTGGCGATGGTGAAGAGGGCGATTACGACGAACCGTTAAGCTTTGAATACGGCAACGTATTAGAGGCCAATATTGACGATAAGTTTGAAACCCTTGAATCAGCCAAAGGCGCAGAGAGCGCCGAAGTGTACATGCAGCACCAACAGCGCAATGTTACGGGCACCATCGGGGCGAATAACTCAGCCGTCACAGGCATCTATAACAAATCGTATTCAGCGCAGCGACAAGAAATGATTGATCGCTGGGCGGGTTACATCATCTTGCGTTCATTAATGGTTCGTCAGCATGTGCGCCCCGCTTACGAGGGATGGCTCAATGCGGCCACCTTAAGCCGTGTGATTGTTCCCCCTAAAGACCTTGATTGGTCAACATTGTATGACGTTTCATTTACGGGCCCTGTTATGCCGTGGATAGACCCATACAAAGAAGCAACCTCAATCAAGATCCTTAAAGATATTGGCATGCTTCCACTCACGCGAGCTTTGGCTCAACGTGGTTTGGATGTCAGTTCGACCCTTGAAATGTACAAACAAGAAAGGGACGAAATGGAACGCTTAGAGCTCACCGACTTGCTTTCAATGGTGGCCGACGAAAACACAAACAAAACGGATAGCAAAGATGGCAAAAAAGACGAGTAAGTTAAAAGCCCAAGGTAAGCCGCCACAGGGCAACCAAAGTTGGTACAAGCTGAAAGCTTCCGCTGATGGTGTGAAGCTTTTTTTATATGGCTATATCGGTGAGTGGGACATTTCAGCCAGCACCATGCTGTATGAGCTCAACAAGCACGATGGAAAAGATCTCACGATTCATTTCCACACGGATGGCGGTGAAGTCGATGAAGGCATGGCAATTTATGCCGCCTTGAAAGATTACCCTGGCAAGGTGACGGGCATTGTTGATTCGGTGTGCGCGTCTATCAGTACCGTGGTGCTCATGGCCTGCCAAGAGCGCTACATTCGCCCAACCGCTCGCCTTATGTTTCATCAATGTCACGGCGGGGTTTATGGCACGGCCGCTGAAATGCGTTCGCGCGCTGATGAAGCGGAAACCATCAACAACCAAATGATCGAGCTGTTCGCGTCGATATCCGGTAAAGCCGAAGATGATATTCGCGCCGACATTGCGGATTCAGATTGTTGGTTAAGCGCTAATGAATCGGTTGAGTATGGGCTTTGTACGGGCATTTATGAGCAGTCCGACAACCCACTGGAAGCGTCTAATTTCAACGCGCCTAAGCTCAAGCATTTAAAAGCGATGAACGCACCGGATTCTCTTGTCGCGATGTGGCAAGACAGCGGCGAGGATGAACAACCAGCCACGCCAAATTCCACAACGGCTGATGATGAAAGCCAATCCTCTTCTAACAAATTAACCGCAGAGAATAACGACATGACAAAAGAAGAATTTCAGGAACAAGAGAAGCAGCGTAAAGCAGGCATTACTCAACTGTTTGCGAAGCACTCGAAAGCGAAGAAACTAAAAGCGCAGTGCCTTGATGATATGGACTGTGACGTTGAAACCGCGCGCGTTAAGTTACTGGCGTTCCTAGAGCCGCAGGGTGACGAAGGCACCCCGTCAAATTCGCCAATCATCGCGCTTAACCCTCAATCGGGCTTAACCGCAAGCGCGGCTCAGGCGAACCTAAACAATTACTTTGGCGCGAAGCTTAAGGCGTGTAAGTGGGATGAAAACAACCCTTACCGCCATATGTCAGCCACCGAAGCGCTGCGCGCTCACGCAGGCTACGTGGGCGACACTGACGCCACGCAAATGAACAAGAAAAAGTTGGTCGCTCATGCGTTCACGAACAACACGCACTCACTGGGTGACATCATCGAAACGCATGTGGGCGCGTTGATCATCAACGAAGTGGCAAACTTAGAAATGTGGCATGAGCCGTTAGTCACTCGCCAGCCTATGAAGTTCGGCACCAATGATATTTTGGTGATGAATGATCTTGGCAAACCTGGCGTGAAGACCGAAGGCGGCAAATTCACTCAAGTGAAATTGAAAGCCACGGGCGAAACGGCGGTGCTGTCTACCTTGGGCTATGAAATCCAAGTGAGCCGCGAGCTCATCATGGATGATAAGTTTGATTTCATTACTTCTCAGGTTCAAAAGGCCGTGCGTAATTGTGCGCAAGCGCCCGCTGATTCTCTGATCGCCCTGCTTAAGAAAAACCCGAACCTGAAAGACGGTAAAAAACTGTTTAGCAAGGCGTCAGGCAATGAGTTTGACGGTGCGATTGACCCTGATACGTTGGCGAAGATGTCAGGCAAAATGGCCGATGCGCTAACGAGTGAAGGCAATCCGCTTTACCTTAAGCCAGAGGTTTACCTAACCTCGAATCAACGCGCTAAGAAAGCCGGTGCGTTGATGAAAGCGGAAACCATCAAAGACGAGCCAAACGAAGCGCATGAAGCGTTTGCCCGTGTACAAGGTTTGGCGGATTTGGCGAATGATAATGTGGCGTTTGGTTTCGCGCATAACGACCACGTTTCCTTTGTTGAGGGTTACCACGAAGACGCCGACGGCGTGCAAGTGGAAACCAAAGAAGATTGGAAATCAGACGGTGCCACGATTCGAATCTATCTTGATTCCGTGATTCAGCCCGTGAGCCGTCAAGGTGTTATGAAGCAAAACATCACAACGCCTGCAGCTTAACGGCATCGAGCATAGTTAACGGTAACTATGTTGGCCACAACCTCAAATCGCCACCTTAACGGGTGGCGGTTTCGTTTCTTCTTTAAAGAGATTTGATTATGCGTTTATTAGCTACTAACGAAAACCTAACCCTAACCGCACCCTCTGGCGGCGTTCAATATGGCGTCCCACTGAAAATGGGTGTGGTGCTTGTGATTCCTGCAATGACCGTTACAGAAGGCCAACCCTTCACAGGCGAAGTGCAAGGGGTGTTTGTCGGCTTCCCACTGAAAGACGGTGACACGCCGAATTATGCGGGTGAATACGCTTACTTTGACTCAGCCGCGAGCGAGTTCACGCTAACTAAGCCAACCGCGCCTGATGACAAGCCCGTTGGCGCATTCATCACCGAGCACGAAACCCAAGCGCTGTACGTACCTGGTATTTTGTAAGGCGATGGATCATTTCATTGATTCGGCTTTTTCCAAAGAGTGGCAGGTGGGCGGGGAACCGGTTCCCTGCCGCTATCGTTATAAAGATGACACGCACGAACTGAAAAATCACAGTGGTTTGTTAGAGAAAGGCACGGTGTGTGTGCATCCCGATGGCGATAAGTACGAAGTGATCAGCAGCGAACGCTTTAACACCTCGACGTATTTACACACTTTGCAGCCTCTTAACGACAAGCCGCAAACGGATTGGACGCCACAGCGATGATGGATTTGCATTTAACCGTAGAAGATGAGCGTTGGCTTGATAAAGAACACGTTAATCAGTGCGCCTCTGCCGCGCTCAAAATGGCGCAGAAATGGTTAACCAAAGAATCCATTAAACGACTAGGCAAAGATTTAAGAATCCGTGCGAGCGCAGGCCGCAGACGCGTGAAGTCGGGGAAAGTGAAGGGCAACCAGACCAGTGTTTGGTTTGGTTTGCTCCCACTTAACGTGGCGTACATTCGAGATTTCGATCAAGTACCCAAAGGGGTGCAATCTGGTGACGCCTTCTATAAGGGGGCGTTTGTTCAGTCGGTGAACAACAGCCCTTTGCTTATTTGGAAGCGAACCCGCGAGAGACCGAAGCAACCCAAACCAAGGCGCAAGCCCTTACCAAACGGCCAAACCCGTGAACGTAAGTCGCCCCCCATAGAAGTGGTGCGAGAAGATATCCATATGGAAACGTCAGAAATCATCGCTCAGTTAGAAGTCGAGCTTCAAGACGTTTACAAAGAGGCGTTTTTAAATGAACTACATCAATAACTTTGGTGACTATGTTGAGCTGCTTCACTCGCTGCTAACTAAGGCGGTGGGCGCTAATGCTACGGTTCAATATGACGATGAGCCCGAAAAGCAAGACAAGCCAACGCCATTTATTAAGCTGCCTTTGCCTGAAATCGAATCGTTCAGTTATTCAGACGATGGACGCCACCAAAACACACTTAAAGTCACGGTGCTTATCAAAGTGCCTAAGAACGTAGCGCACCCCACTATCGAAGCGGCCAACATCGCCGGCTTTGTCAGTGCTCAATTGTCCGGTCAATATTTTGTTGAACCTGAAAAAATGGGCGAAGACGACAACGGCAACAGCAAAGCGCTTGACCCTGAGTTTTATAGCGTAGACGAGCCCGAAGAGATTCAAGGTTACCCCCTCAAGTGGCACACAAACGAACAAGGTTATGCCATCACTTTTGAGCAAACCATTCGTTATGGCAACTTAGAAGCGGAAACGTTCTTGCTTAAGGCCATTACACCCCAAGAGGGCGACAGTGAGGTGAAAACTATCTATGAATCTGACGCAAGCGATCCTTAATATCACTCAGCGCGTTGACGGCCTAGAGCGGCAGCTCAGGAACATGATTAGATTGGGGCGCGTGAAGTCAGTCAGCGGCGTGAAAGCGGTGATTGATTACGCCCAAAATTCAGAAGACGACTATTTATCCCCACCCATTCAATGGTTAGCCTTTGAGGCGGGTGAGGTGATTAAGTGGCGCGCGCCAAGCATTGGCGAACAAGTGGTGGTGTTGAACTTATCGGGTGGCGTGGATGAAGCCAACGCCATTGCACTGCCAGCGGCGTATTGTTCGGAGTTCTCCCCTGATGATACCGACCCAAGAAAAACCACTTTGAGCATTTTGGATGTATTCAAAGTAACGTCAGATTTTGACGGCAATTACTTGGTTGAAGCGGATAGCTCAGTTAAGTTCATAACCCCTCGCTTTCTGGTTGAAGCCTCGGACGTGATTTCGATGCAAACCAGTGAATACAACCGAACGGCAAGCACGGCGAACACCAAAGGCACCCACACCCAAACGGGTGATATGAGCGTCAAAGGGGCGCTGGATGTGAGCAACCAAATTAAAACCCCAACCCTTGTGAGTTATTCACCTGGCGCGTTCTCGATGACAGCCAACGGCGCGGTGTTATCCGATGCCACCATAGGCAATGTGAGATTTAGCATTCACAAACACAAAGTGAACAAAGAAGGCCAGCCAACGGAAACCCCAATTGAGTAAGAGGTCAGCATGCAACAAGGTATTGACCCCGAAACGGGGCTGACGGTATCAGGCGGCAAGCAAGCCGCTTGTCGCTTAGCGAAAGCCATCACCACACAGTTAGGCTCACGAGAAAAGCGCCGCAAGGTCGGCGGTGAGTATCGCAAGCTGATGGGGCTCGCTAACGAACACAACCGAATGAAGGCGATTAACCGCATTCACCGCATCATTGCGAACCCTGCTAATGACTTATCGGACATTGTTAAGCCCGAAGTAGATATTCGAGTCCACGGCACGGGCTTTCGAACTCAAATTTATTACACATACGACGGACAGCGCGAGGTGCTAGAACTATGAACGTGGTGAACGTCCCTGATATTTTGACCGTTGAGCCATTCGAAGTGATGCGCGAGCGGTTCATTAACGATTTCTTTTACCCTCACGCTGAAAAAGAAGTGGGCGCAGAGGTGGCGCAAATGCTCACCACGGGCTTACGCAGCCCCAATGAATCGGCCGCTTTGCTTTTGGATGCGATGATTTTGTTTCGCCAACAAGAAACGCGCAATGACAACTACTTAGCGCTGCAGGAGTTCAGTGAAACGGTTACCGATTCACAAATGATTGATTTGATCGTGAAGCGATACGCTAACCTAACACGTCAAATCCTATCACCTGCCGATGAGAGCTCGTTTCCTCCCAAGCCTGCCGTTATGGAATCAAATCCTTCCTTGCTTTTAAGGTACTCACTTGCCCCTTATGGCTTGTCCACCACGGGCACGCGAATGGGTTATCGCTTTCATGCGTTAACGCTTGGTGAGCGCCCTCAAATCACTGTCAGTGTTGAAAGTGACACCGTGATAACGCAACGCTTTGAGTTCATTAAAACGGATGGTGTTGAGCGCCCTAGGGACGCTCAAGCCAGAATGACAGAAGCCTACACCGGAAAGATTGAATTGCGTTTATTGTCCTTCACTGGCAATGGCACGGCTTCACAGGCGTTGTGTGATTCCGTTCTGGCGTACTGTTCCCGCGATGATATCGGCCAAGAGAGCAACACCCTGATGGTAAAGAGTGCGGAGGTGCTTGAATTTGAGATTGATATTGAAGTCACAGAATATTCTGAACCTAATCAACTCATCGATCGCAGCCAAATGGATAAAGCTTTACAAGCTTATGCGAATGAGCAACACAAGCTTGGTGGCACCATTCAACACACTCGAATTTATCAGATAGCGCACAACCATAAGGCTGTCGATATCACGATAAAAAAACCCGAAGCTGACATGAATTGCACTTGGCAGCAAGCACCTTACTGTACGGGGGTAACAAGCCTTGTCCAACCAAAACAAGCCCAACAACAGAACGTTGCTGCCGGACAATAGCACGCTTTTTGAAGAGTCTTTTGAGCATGCGTGTGCGGCCTTAGTGGTCAGTGAGGATCATCATGAGTGGCTGCATGACCCACTTAAAACCAAAACGCACTTACTTGACATTATGGCCGCTGAGGCAGGCGTTCAAGATTGGTTCTCGGATGATTCAGAAGAATCAAGAAGACAAGCCATCGCCCAAGCCGTGCCGATACATCAAAAGGCAGGCACGCGCGCAGGGGTGAAACAAGCACTTGATGCTATTGGCATTAACGCAGAAGTGACGCGAGGCAATAAACCGTATTCCCTTTATATAGAAGGCCGCTTGGAAGACCAGCCTTTAACCGAGGACATCTCGCGCCGAATGAATGCGCGTGTGGAGCTGTATAAGTCCGAAGTGGATACGGCGGAAATCGTCTTAACCCGAGCGCACCACGGGCAGAAAATGCGCGGGTTGTTATTGCAGCAATCTAAAATCGTGCGCGTTCAGGCAGGCGAACCCGTGCCGCCAAAATTCGATATGTTCAAGACCCGTGCAACGGTTGTCTATTCAGTTAAAACAGTGAGAATCAATCATGGCTAATACCGATACAGACTTGCGCTGTTATCTAACGAACGCAGGCATTGCCGCTGAAAACAACGCCATTCAATTGGGGCGAAAGTTACCCATCAAAGAAATGGTGTTTGGTAGCGGCGTTTTAGCGGAAGGTGAAGACCCTCGCAACCAAACAACAATGATCAACGAGCAATTTAAAGTCCCTTGCGCAATGATTACGCACATTGATAACACCACGCTTTTAACGTTTAAGGGCGACATTCCCGTGGATGTGGGCGGCTTCAATATCAATGAGGTTGCCATTCGCCTTGAGGATGGCACCATTTATGGATATGCCAGAGGGACAGGGGATTATAAGCCGACCCCCGAACAAGGCGCGACAGAATCAATACGCTATGTGGTTGATATGTATTCCACCAATGTGTCGACCATTGAATGTAAAATCGATTTGTCGAATGTGTATGTGGATTATGAAGATTTAAATAAAGAAATATCATCACATAATGCATCTTCTTTTCCCCATGAGAAGAATTGTGGCTGGAAAGGTACTTATGAACAAGTGGTGATACCGCTTGTTCCTATCTCTAATTCTTCTAATCAAAAGTTACAACGTTCAGAGGTGAATGGTCGCTTTACATTCCGCCGAGGAAGTAGTGGCGCTTCACTTTTTAATACTGTTGTCGATGTTATTTGTTCGTCGTCTTATAACGAAAATCAAGCGTATTCTCTGACAGTGTCCCAACGCCCTTCTGAAATGAGTGTGACACTTGTTACCTTTTATTTTGATGGACAATCTTGGTTAGGTTTAAGGGTGTTCGGAGCAAACCCCGAAGCGAATGTCTCTTTCAATGGTTCTTTCGAAAATAAAAATGATTTTTTTAATAACCAGTTGAGAGTCATCCCGTATTACAACAATCAAACCGAATCGGTGATGAACACTGAAATTTCTAACTCAATGGCGGAATATCAAATACCTATTGAGCCATTGTTGTTTGGCAAGCGCAAGATTTACCACGAAGGCAACCTATCACACGTTATCGAGAGGTTAGAAGGCGGGCAGGGTTTGCCTTGGAGCGCAGATCGAATATATAAAACAGGCGAAATTTGCTCGGTTGAAATAAACGGAGAAGTTACCCAAATGCAAATGTATGCCGGACCTAATTTAACGTGTCAGGGAAAAAACCCAATTGACGAATCAAACAGGCATGATGGGTGGGGGGATAACACTGCACCATTTTGGTGGATACCTTACACAGGTGATCAAGTAGGAATGCCATTTTTCTGGTTGGATAACGTGGCACCAGAATGGGCGGTAATGGAGATAAACGTAGATCTGCCGATAGCCGTTTATTGGCGTTTAGCTCGTCGTTACCCGCACCTGGTTAGTGGTGACATTATCAACACGGGGGAGATTCGAGGCGAGTTCTTGAGAGTATTAGACCAAGGGCGAGGAGTTAATTTAAATCGCCAAATTAATACATTTGAAAAGCATTCACTTCAACATCACAACCATTTATTGCCGACTGGCTCAGGTGAAGCCGGATCAGGTTTGTGGGGGATAAATGATCAATACTGGATGCAAACTGACGGCGTGAACTGGTCACCTGTAGGTGGTGAGCTCGCACTATCTGGTGATTACGGAAGTAGTCACCCGTTGACATTAGGAGGGGATTGGGCAGCAGAAACGCGCCCTAGAAACATTGCTCGACCAATGGCTATTGCGATTTAAGGCGGTTATATGACGATTTTAGAAAAGTATTATCACCCAATAAACAAACAAACAAGAGAAGTGCTTGGCTCGATTAAGGCCGAATATCGAGGGGGAACGTATCACATTCCTCAAGATGCCCTCCGGTGTAAACCCTTAGAACCAAAAGAGGGGTTTGCAGTGGTGGCGTTAGATGACTTAAGCGGCACGGAATACATAGAAGATCATCGCGGAGTGACAATTTACGATAAGTTAAATTGCACACAATCTGAATCGGTTAAGGATTTAGGAGCAATAAAAGACGGCTTTACTCATTCTCAACCTCTCACCAAGTTTGATGAATGGAGCGGCAGCGCTTGGGTGACAAACCACAGTAACAAACACATCGCTGAGTACAACCAAGTGGATAGCGCGCGCCGTGATGCTTATCGAGAAGTAAGCGACCCCCTTTACATGGAAGCATTTAGAAAAGACTCACGCGGCCTTACCGATGAGGCCGCCGATTATCGAGCCCAAGCGGATGCGGCCGTTGAGCTAATCAAGTCGAATATTCCTTGGCCTGAACCCCCAACCAATTAGAGTTTTCTATCCACCCTTTAGCCCTGCCGTTGCGCAGGGCTTTTTATTTGGAGCGTAGCCAATGGCAACCACTAAAGCGTCAAATTCAGACGCAATGAACCAAGCGCAGGCGGCGAACGCCCCGCGTGATTACGTGATGCTGAAAGAGAAACGCATTCTAAAGCGTTGGCGTGAGAAAGGTGAAACCATCCCCTTGATGCCATCTCAAGCTGAGTACCACCTCAGAAACAAAAACCTCGAATTGAAAAAAGAGAGTAAATAATGACAACCACACAAAACCATAACGGTATCTCGCTTGAAGTGAGTGAACCGCTAGGCGTCATGGGCGGGGTAGATAACCAACTTGGTGGCTTGATTGGTGTTGCGCCAAACAAAGATCCAAGCGTGCCTTATGGCGAGCCGATTAAGTTGTACACCCCTGCAGATTTGCCGCTGATTGATACAACTGACAGCCCATCGGGCGTGTTGTACTTTAGTGCTAAATACTTCTTAGAAGTCGCTAAGGTGCCTTGTTACGTCATTATCGAACAAGAAGGCGCAGACGATGACGCGACCAAAGTTAACATCGTGGGTGGCACTTCGCCTTCGGGACGACTCACGGGCATTGCGGCTTTTGCTGGCTGCCAAGAAGCGCCAACCAACGTTGCAGTGCCGGGCTTTCATGGTATCGAGATCGCCAATGCGCTTGGCGCACTGGCTGACCAAACCTATTGCGAAGGCTGGACGGACGCACCGGACACCAACACCGTTGAAGCGAAAACTTACGCCGAGCTTTTAGGTGAAGTACATCACCGTGTTTGGTGTTGTGATGTCAGCGGCGAACGTTGGCAGCATACTATCCCACCGTCAGTGGTCGGCATGGCCGCACGCTGCAGTGTGAAACCGTCTCAAACGCCGAACGGTGCTGGCACCCCGCTTGATGATATCGCGCGTGTGGTTGGCTACCGTGTCAACGATAAGAACAGTGAAGGTGTCGACCTCAACAAAAAAGGCGTAGCGGTGACCATTCGCGATCCGAACGGCGGTTTGATGTTCTTAGGAACGCGCACGGCAGACGGCAGCTTTGGCAACATTATTGGCATTGAAAACCAATTGTGCCGTGAGCTTATCAAGTCACACCGCGACACGATGAGCTATAACCTTGATTTTGATTTCTTCAAACAACGCATCGCACAGCTAAGCAATTGGCTGTCTAGCCTGCAGGCTGACGGTGAAATCATCGGCGCGAATTGTTACCTCCATACAACGCGAAACAACCTGCAGCGCTATAAGAACGGCGAATGGGTATTGGTGATTGATTGGGGCGCTTACCGTCCAAACGAGCACTCAATCATTGAGTTAAACCAAAGCGATGAAATCCTGCAGGTTTACATCGACGACGCAATCAAAACATTCAGTCAATAAGGTGAGTTATGAATAATCGAGTTATTCACGCAAGAAAACTAACGCTCCCTGGCGGGTTTAAAATCACCAACAATATGGGCGATTTCACCCCGCCTAAATACACCAAAGTGTATGCGGATGTACCGGGTACTTTCATGGCGAAAAAAGTCCATGTAGGTTATGAAGCCTCTGAATGGTCGGTCACGATAAAAGGTGAGATGGCATCGGTGGTCAACGCCGCGCTGATGGCAGGTGAATCCACCGTTATCATTTACAGCGAAAACGGCAAAAACAACCACAGCCGCTACGACACAACGCACACCATGACGGGCGAAGTTAACATCGAGTACGACGCATCAAAGATGCGCGAACAACAAACGCTCACGCTCACGGGGCAAATTTCCAAGCATGCTTGGTTGGATAACGGAATCCCTATCACCACGGTCGATATTGATAACGGTATCTATAACATTGGCGGCGCGTTGTTTAACGTTTAACGCATCGCACTAAACAAGGTCGCCATTCGGCGGCCTTTTTTTTATTCCTAATTCTTGGGGGCATCATGAGCCAAGCCGAATACCTGCAGCGTAAATTCACGCTATTAAAGCCACTTGAACACATCACACACGCTACCGTGAAACCGCTAAGCCGCGCATCAAGCATGGATGTAGAGCCGAAAGGCGACACCTTCACACAAGAAGAAAAAGAAGCCTTGGTGATGACCTCAACAGGGCTAAACCAAGAAGAGTTAGACTCGCTTTCTAATCCTGATTGGTTGGCGCTTTACGATGCTTCTTATGATTTCTACCGCCAAACGGGTTATCAACTAGCCAGCGTTGAGCAAGACGACACCGCAAAAGAAGTGGCCTTGTATTTCAGCGAGGAGCGCAAGGTTAGCTTTGAGTTCCCAACGCTTAAGCTTTCAAAGATGGCAAACAAGATCAGCGACGACATTCAACGCGCGTGCTTCATTGTGGCGAACCTCACCGACTTGGAAGAAGACGAGATCATGGCAATGCCATTGCCTGACTATCGCAGCCTTGTGAATGCGGCCACCAATTTTTTAACCAAACCAGCGGCTTACTTTCAGTAGAGAGCGTTGAAACCATTTTAGATGTGGTGCCATTGGCGGGGTATTCCGCCAGTGATGCACTTGAATGGACAACGGAAATTGCTTTGCGACGTTACGAGTTAGCTTTGGCTCAATTGGGGGTGAAACGTGGATAAGAAAATACAGCTCGGGATCACCACAGACGCCACGCAAGCGGTCGCTGGAATAGAGAAAGTTGAAAAGGCGCAGCGTGGGTTAATCAATGCGACTGAAAAAGCGCAAACAGAACTCAGAGCCGCAAAGAAAACGGCAGGGGATGTAAGGCAATATGAAACCTTAACCAAAGCGCTCAAGGTCACTCAAGAGCAAACATCCCATAACGCTGCAGCGTTGGCGGCCTTGTCAGTAAAGCAGCAGCAACACGTAAAACTGACAGACGCCGAAACCGTCTCGCTGAAAACCAATGAAAACACGGTGGCCTCGCTTAACGCCAAGAAGCGTGAAGGCATAGACTTAACCACCGTTGAGCAAAATAAGCTCATTCGCTCTCAAGCCATCGTCGATAAGCTGACGAAGAAGAAAGGCGAACATTACAAGCTCACCAAGAAAGAGCGCACCGAGTTAGAAAGACTCACCAAAAGCGTGTCGAATTTAAACGCCAAGGAGAAGAATCAAACTCGCCAACTTGGTGCGCTGAACGACAAGTTAAAAGCAACCGGCATTAGCACCAAAGACTTATCGAAAGCCAAAGATATTGCGAACCGCCGCGCTGAGAAATCCGCTCAGTTACTTGAGCGTGAAAACCGATTGTTAGCCCGTTCAAATGAGCTGCAGCACCGCAAAAAAGAAGCCCTCGCATCGATGCCAAGTGCAAACACGGCAGCGGTCGGCATCGCCGCAACAGGTTTATTGGCGGGGCGTGAGTCCATGCACAACGAAGCTTCATTTGTGGATGTAGCGAAAACCTTAGATTTTGGTGATGAGGGTTATCGCGGAGAAGATGCACAAAAGTTACGCCGTGAACTCAATAATCTCGCCGTTGAAATGGCAGGGGTTAACGATACCGATGTAATGAAAATTGCGGCAGGCGGCGCGAACGGTGGCATATCTAAAGAAGATTTAGCCGCTTACACACGTGACACCATAATGACGGCCACCGCGTGGGACATGGGCGCAGATGATGCTGCTCAAAAGGGTATGGCGTTGCGTAACTCGCTAGGCTATGCGCAAGGCGAACAAGGCCAAAAGCAATTCATGCACATGGCGAACATGATCAATGACGTTGCCAACCAAAATGGTGGCGTATCGGGTAATGATTTGCTTAGCGTGATGAGCCGAACGGGCGCACTCATGACTAACTCAGGCTTTACCGAAGCGCAAGCGCTTGGGTTGTCGGGTTCGTTATTGTCAAAAGGTGCCAGTGCCGAAGAGGCGGCCACCGCGTCTAAAAACATCTCATCGGCCTTAACGGCAGGATTCGCCGCCACAGGCAGCCAGAAAGAAATCTTTGGCATGCTTGGCACGGATGCGGAATCGGTCGCGTTAGGCATGCAAGACGATGCTATGGGGACGTTGTTGGATGTGCTCGAAGGCATCAAGGAGCTAAACAAAGAAGATCAATCCGCTGCGATCAAATCCTTGTTTGGTGATGAAGCGAACCCGCATATTCAAAAGTTACTTAAAGACACCGAACGCCTCACTAAGATTCAAAACGAAGCCGCCAACGCGAGCAACGCCTCTGTTAAGAACGAGTACACCGACATAGCAAGCACCAACCTTTCAGGCGCAGAGCGCGCTATGGATGCGTTCGGCAACCTTGCCACGGTGGTTGGGGATAAACTTTGGCCTGCTTTCAATGCGATTCTTAATCCGATTGTTGATCTCACCATCGCCACAACCGATTGGGTAGCAGAGGCAGGCATCGCCGCTGATGTTGTTCTAGGTTTGGGCGCTGCAGTGGTCGCAGGGGCAGCCGCTTATAAGGTTTACCAAGGCGTTAAGTTTGCGTCCAACCTTGCCAGCATAGCCAAAGAAACCCTAGCGCTTAAAAGCAAACAATCGGCCACCGATAAAGCCACCACCGCTGCAAATCGACACGCTGCAGCGATGGAACGCCAAGCGAGAGCCACCCGTGGCGCTCGTGTGGGTGAGTCTGGAAACACGCTAAGAACAAGAGGTGAAGCCAGAACAAGGCGCGCCCCGTCACGCCGTCGAAGAGGTCGCAAGCGTGGTTTGGTTGGTCTTGGAATGGATCTCTTTAGTGGTGCAACGGATTTCGTTTCATCGAGAGCGCCAAGAGGCATGAGCTTATCCGGTCGAGCTAAAGGCAACATACTAAAAACGGGCGCAGGCTTATTGGCAGGCGGCGCAGCTTTACCCGCGTTTGCTGCCGATGGCTTAAACCAAGCCGCTCAAATCACTGGCACGGTGGGCGATACGTTAGAAGGTTTGCACATTGACAAGTTCGCCAAGGTGGCAGGATTTTTAAGACCGCTCACCATGGGGCTTGATGCGGTAAGCGTAGCCACCAATCTAGCCAAAGGTGACAACGCCGCCGCTGCAGAAAGTGGCGGGGGTTTGCTGGGTGGTTTAGGTGGCGCGGCTGCAGGTGCAGCGATTGGCACGGCCATTTTACCTGGCATTGGCACCGCGATTGGCGCAGGCATTGGCGGCATGATGGGGGATGCGGCAGGGGAAAGCATCGCCTCAACGCTATTTGGTTGGTTTACCAAGGAGGACTTACCCAATAAATCCGAGGAAATCAGAACCGCCCAAATCAAAAAGGCAGAACAAGCGCAAAAGCCAAACATTACTTTTGCACCAGTGGTGCAGGTAACCGGTGCCAAAGCGGCAGAGGAAACCGCTGCTTTAACAATGCAAACAGTACAACAAGCTTTAGCGCAGTTTGCCCGACAGCACGGCTTAGATTCTGAAAACCTAACTCAAGACTTTGAACATTCATTGGTGAGCTAATGCAGCACTTAGCACTAAACGATCATGTTTTTAGCGTAGTGAACGGCAACCCGTTAGAAGATCATACCTATGATACTTCCGGCGGGTGGTCAGATTTCGACGCGATAGACAGCCCACGACAAGACCCAACCGCTAACCCTTTGGATAACTGGACGATCAACGTGGTGGCGTTCAAAGGGGATGGCGAAGCCGAAGCCGAAGCATTACGAACCATGGCGAAAGCTCATGAAATTGTGATGATCACCGACGGTAAAGGCCGCAGTTGGGGGCGCTTCACCCTTCGCAATGTGAAAACCAGTTACACCAAAATCATTGAGAAAGGGCAAGCGCAAGTCGTCAAAATTACGCTCACGCTTAAGGAGTATCGTCAAAAGGATGAAAACGACAGCTAAGCCGTTTGAAACGGTTAACACGTTACTTTATCGGGTGTTTGGTTCGGATTCTGACGAGCTTGAAAATGAGTTCTATCGACTGAACCCAACCCAAACCACCCTCTTTTTAGAACCTGGTCAATTGGTGGAGCTGCCAATCATTGGCAACGAACCAGAGCCGACCACCACCAATGAAATCCCCGTATGGATGTAATTCAAATAAAAGGGGCGGGAGCTGCAGAGCTTAAGCCCCTGCTTGAAAGTTGGTTTCTGACGGATGGCACAGGCCAACAAGCCGACAGAGTGACGCTCACGTATGGTGGCGCTGAATCGATGAGCCATATCCCTGCCAGTGGTAGCGAGTGGGAAATCAAGGTGGATGGCGAGTTTCGCGGCGTTTATCAAGTGTCGTCGATTGATGAGCATTTACACCCCGTAAAGCTCGTACTGCAGCTTACCCCCGCTAAGTTCAACGTGACCGATAAGAGCGGCTTTAGAGAGTCAAGACGCCGAACCTTTCCACCCGCTACGGTGTTGGATGTGGTGAAAGCCGTTATGGAACCGCACGGTTATGAGGTTCGTGTGAGCCCCGAACTTGCCAGCAAGCCCACCGATCACCTAAACCAGAACGAAGAAACCGACTCCGCTTTTATTGCTCGTTTAGCGTCGAAACATGACGCAATCGCCAAGCCCATCAATCACATGTACGTGTTTGGTAAGCGCGGCAGTCTTTCAGCGTTATCTGGTAACGCTCAGCAATCTGTCACCGTGAACCTGCAGGATGTACAAAGCGGCACCGCTAAAATTGCTCACCCAAGTAACGTGCGTTTTAGTGGCATTAAAGCCGAATGGCAAACCACAGATACAGGGCAATGCAATACCGCAGTGATTGGCACCGAGCCTTATTATCGAATGAGAGAGGTATTTAAAACCGATGATGAAGCGATTCAAAGAGCCGAATCAAAGCTAGCCGAACTCACCCGCAAGGGGCAAACCTTCACGGCCACCATCAAAGGCAAGCGCGGTTTGTTTGCTGAATCGATTCTGAATCTTGAGGGCTTTCAATCCCCCCGCTCTAAAGGCAATTGGTCTATCGATACCGTCACGCTATCCGGCACCCGAACCACTTACACCATTCAAGTAGAAGCCACACGGCCAACTTAGTTAATCAGAGAGAACCTATGAAGTATCCGCAAGCATATGTAACCGCGTTTGAGCGCGTGATTGGTCACGAAGGTAAATACCAAAACCTATACGACGACCGAGGAAACTGGACAACGGGCGTGGTGGGTGAAGGCGAGCGCAAAGGCACCAAGTTTGGCATCGCTGCAATGAGTTACCCGCACCTCAACATTAAGCAGCTCACCATCGAGCAAGCCAAAGAGATCTATTACCGTGATTTCTGGCTCAAGCTTGGCGGTGAAGCGTTCCACAAAGCGGTGATGTATCAGCTATTTGATGCCTCAATCAATCATGGTGGTTGGCGTGCGATTCGTTTCTTACAGCGTGCTGTCGGCGCTAAAGATGATGGTTATTACGGCAAGAAAACAGAGGCCGCAGTAAAGGCCGCCGATCACAACGATGTGCTTTTAAAGTTCTTAGCAGAGCGCTTGGACTTTATGAACGACATTAAAACGTGGTCGCAGTTCTCGCGGGGTTGGTCGCAACGCATTGCGGAAAACCTACGCTTAGCAGCAATTGATAACTAATGTATATCAACAATAGTATACATTTATTTTAGGGTGGCGTGAGCTGCCCTTTTTTATTGGAGAAACAACAACATGAAACTATTTTTTACTTTTGTACTGGCCATTTTTTCTAGCCTAGCGTTTGCCAACGTTGCGCCATTAACCGCCGAAGAAGCGGGTTTACTGCTTGGGGCGATTAAGTGGGTAGCGGGTGAGTATTACGCCATTGTGATGCTTAGCTTACTGGCGCTCGGGTTTATTTGGGCTCAGGTTCGCCAGTTCATTAAGCCGGAAACCTTAGCCAAAGCACCGGATTGGTTGATCTCCATTTTAGAGAGTATTGCGGCCAACCGTGGACACGCTAAGAACGAGCTAGATAAGAACCCGATTCATTTTAAACGAATGCAGTAATGCAGTATTTGAGAATCTTGTTAGGGGTGGCGAAGCTCGCCCCCTATATCGCGGCTGTTTACCGAAACTGGCAAGCGGCCAAAGCCCAAAAGCAGAAACAAGAACAGGTGAATCATATTAATGAAAGCCCGAAAGAAACTTTTGCTGATGAGTTCGGTGCTGCTTCTGGCAGCGTGCAGCTCACCACCCCCAAGCCCAACAGGTTGCCCCCCGACACCGATAAACCTTGAATGGTATGAGGTAGAGGGTGACGGCGGTGTTTACCTTCCCGAACGTAGCTTTAAGAACCTGCAGCTTTACATTCTCGACCTCAAACAGTGCGCAAGCGCCCCGCTCGTTTTAAAACCTCCGTCTGAACCTGACGGCCTGCGAGCCTTAATTAAACATTCGGTCGCTAAAGCTAACGCAGTTTTAGCGCTTAACTCAAGCCATCACGCCCCTGCTTTTATTCCCCCTTAGTTCGTGTGGCCAACATAGCCAAATTTAACTATGTTGGTCATTACTCGACTTCCATTAGTGCAGCAAGCACCGCCAACCTCTCATTGGTATCTAGTGCTTTGTAGTTTTTAGCCCACCTCTGCGCCTTTCTTTTTATTCTTTGTCTGTCTGTAAAGTTAACCCCCGCGAACGAAGCCCAATGAACGCTATTGCTTTCGTAATTCATCCAAAGTTTTTCCGTTCGAGCTCCGCCCCTGGTCATTACTTGAAATTCGTAAGTTCGCCAACCTTTGAGTGTTTCGTCGTAGAGCTTGGAAGGGTAGCCAGAAAGCATTATTTGCACCCCCAAAAGAACAGATATAGACAACCGTGACTATGCTCGAGCATAGATGAATCCAACTATGCTCCATGGGTTTACTGTTTTCGTAAAAATAGTTTACAAAATATATTGATTTGGTAAAGCATATTTACTAATATCATTTCAACGGTAAAGTATTTTGACGCTAAGGGGTGGTATGAGCTTTGTGCCGAGTTATAAGCTCTCAGAGCTAAGTAGAATTGCAGGGTTTGATACAGTAGACGAATTGGCAAAGTACGCATGTACAACGCGCCAGAATTTAGATAACTGGAATAAAACCAAGTCGAAGCAAGATTTTTTAAGGGTTGTTATCATGGGCGCTAAGGTCATGAAAGCACAAGAGATTAAGCGCCAAGCACAAGGGTAGGTTAAATGACAAACAAAGCAATTAGATTTACTGGTGAGTTTAGCTTAACTTCGGCTGTCGCTGTGATCTTATATGTATATTTTGTGTGGAATGGTTCACTGCCTTGGTGGAGTGTTGGCCTTGCTTGGTTGTATAACGCTGATTTCCTCAAGGTGAACTTAAGAAAGATTCCAGAATGGATTAAAACAAAGAAAGGAAAAGAGAATGAATAACGATTATATCGTAGAAATGCTAAAGGATTACCTAGGGCAGTTGGCGCACCAGTTGCCACAATGCAATCAAGTGCAACAGCAAGAGATTCTAGATTCAGTTCGCGCTTTGGTTATGAACCCGAAACCTATTGCTTACGGTCGCCCACAAGAAGAGGTTTTGGCTGATATTCGAGAGCAAATTGAAGATGATGGTCGTGCAGCTGTGTTTTTTACGACGGCTTTTACAAACTGGTATCGTCGAACTCAAGAGCCGAGAGTGGCGCACTTGCACGATTACAACAACCTTGATCTTGGGAATCGCCACCTGTTCAATGAAATGATGTCATTACGTGACTCAGGGCGTTTTGATGATGAGTCTCTATATCAGTTTGAACAATATTGTTTGAATAAGATGGGCGAGTAATCACAACATATTGAAAGCCGGTACTCATCACCAACACAAGATGTAGATAAAACAAAACCCCGCAGTGCTGTAACACTAACGGGGTTCGTAATCACAATCACCTGAAAGCCGATCAAAACTAAGAGGAATAACTATGACTCAAGCTAGTCTAACGAATTACGCTCGTTTGAACAACGAACTTAAACAACTACCCCGCGATATGATTCACCAGTTCTGCAGAGAGAACGGGTTTCACTCTTGGCATTGTAACGCTAAGCAAAACACAAATTATAATAGGTGGTGCAACCATGAGCGTTAGTATTAGGCATCGCTATCACCATGGCAGCGTGATCATAAATCAAAGTAAAGTGGTCATTGGCTCAGCTTTGACGGGCGTAAACATCCCCGCATCACTTAAAAGTGGAGAGTATTGTTATAGGCCATTTGGTGGCGTTATTGATGATGATTCCGTGATGAGAAGCTCGCCCCGAGTTAAGCTGATGAACATTACAGGATTTTGGTGGGACGATAGCGGCCTTGGTGATTGTTACGATATTCCTTTAGGGCATGCAACTAAAGGTTACTTTCTTGATGGTTCTTATTATGTCGCGATTAAAGACGATAGGCCGATACATTGGGAAGTGAATCAACCAAGGACGAACTATAGAACCAACAACGTTGTAAGCATGGGTAAACCTATAAAAACACCTGTTTGACTTGCCATTAAATACTGGCACTTATCCACAATCACTTATCCCCAGAAAACAACAAGGCCAAGCTGTCAAAAATCGACGCTTGGCCTTTCTTTTTGTATCAACCCATCATAATTACAATGGGTTGGTGCATATTACGCACTATATGTTAAATAGGGGGTAACTCTCCAAAGTTTTTCAACGCCCTTTCAAGCTTCCTTTCTATCTCGATGAACAGGCTCACCAAGTGGGGTTGTTCCCAATTCGTGGCCGCTTCACTGCCGCACGCGGCCAAGCCTTTTGCCGATTCAAGCAGCTCTACATTTTCCTCAAGCTTCATAAAGCCACCGCCCTTGGTGGGGCAAAACCCCAAGTTGAGATCGCATCCGTGAGCCAATGCAAGCGGATTAGCTGTGATTCGCAAATTGGTAAATATGTTGTCCTAACTTTCGCATTATGGAAAGGCAGTCTAAATTCAAGTAGAGCCATTTGTTATGTTACCTAGTCAATTTTTATAATTGTTTGATGATTTTTTAATAATTATGATTAGCTTTGTTTCTTATATGCTTAGTTATTAAATAGTTAGCATATGTGTTTCGAGAGTCATCATAACCGCAATTAATTTAGGGTAAATAGCCTAGGCTTTGGCTGGTCTCTTTCTTGCTTATTTAGAGACTGGATACGCACATTAAGGTTGTTTTCATGTCACACCACCAATTAATGGTCGCGATTAAAAGAAGAAGAGAACGCGATCAGTTAACGCAAATGGAGGTGGCTAGGGAGATTGGGATAAGCAGGCGGCATTATGTGCGCTGTGAGTCCGGTCAGGCTGAACTTAAGCTGTCGCAGTTTGTGGCGGCGATGAAGTTCTTGAATATAACCATCATGGATTTGGCGCTCGACACACTCAAGCTTGCGCCAGTTACGGCGTGGGACGTAGCAGCGGCAGCTCGCACACTTACTGCAGCCTCTCGTAAATCTTTGGTTGAGTTCTTAATGAGGAATTATGAAGATAACAAAAAGGGCAGCTAGTGCTACCCTTGTATATTACTGATGATATACATTTAACGCTGAGCGCGAGCCATAGAGAGCTTGGCTTCGCGTATGGCTTCCACCTTCTCTTCGTCGCTAAGCTTGTCGTAGGCTCTAAGCGCGGCGCGCATTTGGGTGTTGTTGCTTAGGTCGTCTTTACCACCAAGGCGATCATAAAATAGCTCAGTGCCAGCAATGCGCTTGGCCGTGTCGGTCATGATGCTTTTCTCTTCACCGCTAATTCGAAACGGCACTGAGGCAAGCTTAGTGGTGGGCGTTACACCAAAGGTGTTGTTGCGCTTTGGTTTTGGCGTATCGGCTTGCTGTTCTTTTTTGGCTAGTCGCTCAAGACTTTTGAGTTTGGCTTTTTCTGCAGGCTTAAGCTCGCGTGTCGGCTTGGCTTTCAGCTCTTCAAATAGCGCTTTATCTTCGTTAGTCATTGATAATCTCCGATGCTAGGTTGCTGTAGTAACGAGCGGCCACATGTCCTTTGTTAAATACCGATAACGGCAAGTGTTCACGTTCGGCATCGTCGAAAACTGACCTGTCCATAATCTTGCTCTTGGCGACTTTATCAGGCCAACGTTCGCCCGTGTAACTCACGCCATATTCATTCTTGCGCTTTTTACGGTTGTCGATCTTCACTGGCAAGATGGTGTAATTAATCTCGTCCTCTTCGATAAACAACACATCTTGAATGTGAGTGAGTAGCTTCTCGATGCCATCGATCGAGTGTTCGCTGTAGTCGGTAGGGAAGATAAAGCGAGTCGCCGCATTAATGGCATTTAAACCCAATACGCTTGTGCCTGGTTGTGTATCGATGATGATGAAATCAAACGGCTTGCTGATCTTCTTAAGCTGCAGTTTAAGGCGTTCTTCTCGCTTGGGTGCTGAGAACAAATCCATATCTAATTTGGTCATGGCATCATCAAAGCGCGCAGGAATGATGAACAGGTTCTCTTGTTCCTCGCCATTTACAATGGCCGGATAAATCGCTTGGTTAATGTCGAACTTTCTATCAAGAAGCACATCCCCAAGGTAATGCGGGGTTTCGTCTTCTAAGTAAAATTTGGTGGTGTCGCCTTGCCCGTCAAAGTCGATGATTAGCGTGCGCTTGCCTTTCTTGCTTAGCTCGTAACTAAGGTTTACAGCGGTCGTGGTTTTAGTGACGCCACCCTTACCGTTGCCTACAGTGATAATTTGAGTCATTTTGTTTGCCTTATATTCAGTGGTGCTGAAATGGCAATATAACTCAGTTACTTAATTATGTATATCACTAGTAATATACATTTATTAATTGTTCGCATTTTCAGCTTGGGTGAGGTGCTTTTGGCACTCTCTGCCGAGCCGTTCAATCACTTGAAAGCAGAGCGCTAGAGTGGGTTGGTTGATGTGTTCGGCGGCTTCCCCTGCCACGGTGGCTACGGCGGTGAGTTGTTGGGCTTTTATGTCGGCGCACTGCAGGTGTTCGTTCGCATCGTAATTCATGGCAGACCTCTGGAAAGAGTAATATTAATACTGTATATTTAAACAGTGTTAATCATGTATTTCCATAGGAAATTGTATAAATATCAATATCAAATAAAAGATCGTTTATTTACCAATCAATCGCGCGCATGCACCTCTTAAGGTTGTTTTTGATGGTTTTAACTTGAGCTAATGCTGCTAATGACTCTTAAATGAGTCTTTTTGCGGTGGTGGTAAGTTTTAGAGGGAAGATCGTTTACTCAAAAACTGCTGTACATAGCTTGATTAATGATATAGCAATTGCTCTAAAGGTCGCTAAACGCTAATATGTACGCATCTGAGGCGCTTTTTATCGGGCGCTTAACAAATAAGGTTTCATTATCCCTTATTTGCATCGGAAAGCTGTAACAGGTGGTGCTGTCGGCGCTAATTTGATAAAAAAGCCTCGCTTAATCGCGGGGCTTTTTTACATCTGAGACTTGGTGCAGCATCTAGTGCTTGATCTTTCTTTGGGTTATCGGATATAGTTTGTTTGTCGGCCACCAACCGACATCACCACCCATACGATAAAGATTATTGATAATGAACCTTACACATAATGTAAGTGCACCTGCCTTCGATCCGATGGCGGCCGCACTCGAAGATAAAGCCCTAATTGAGTCCTACTTTGACATCCAGCTTGATCACAAGCGGGATTTTCGCATTTTGCGCGCAGTAGAACGACTAATCCAAACCCACTTTCGTGGTGAACGCCTTCCTAGATGTGAAAAGATTCGCTCTGATCACTACTTCAATCTACTTCGTTTTATCAGCGTTGCGATGCTTTACACTGACCAGTCTCAAAACATGGTGGTTGCTAAGTCTCAGCGTTTAGATGGCAAGGCTTACATTGTGCCAGCGGGTAATTCATTCTTTATGAAGAAGCTTGGCATCGAGCGCAGCACATTGGACGGCATTATTGCAACGGCGAAGCGCCTTGGTTGGTACATTTCAAACGTTCGTTTTGGTTACTACCAGTGCGGAACAGGCAAGCGCCACTACGGCAAGAACTCGATTAAACGCGTATTCATCGGCCTTTACGATTTATTCGGCATGGGTAAGAAAGTGCGTGAAACCGTTAAAAAAGCCGTAGCTTACAGACAATACCGCGACCAACAAGAAGCAGCCGCAGCTCAAAGAGATGCGAAGAAGAACGTTGTTCAAGGTGAGTTCCACGATTTTGGATATGGCGTCGAAAACCAACGCCGCTTTAATAAAGCAAAAGAGAAACGCATCACCAAACCTACCCCTAACCGTTCGAACCATGACGCACTCTTAGCGGAGCAAATCGAACTGCAAGCCAAGGGCTACTCGCTTGAGGAAATCGCCAACCATCAAGCAGGTACGACCATCATTAACGACAATATCCCCTTCTAGTTCTCCCTCTTTTACTATCGCCTTAACTGGCGAGGCTTTCGCACGTCTGCGATAAAATGCTAACAAATTCAACAATATAAACGCGATAAATGGTATAATCAGGAGTGCATTTGACCTTTGTTTCCGTGGATAACTGTCATTGATTTTTATTTATCCCAGAACAACTCAAGCTATGACCCTCAAATAAGTAAAGCATCTTCTATATACTCCTTAAGATCATATATATACTTAAGAGCAAAGGTACTTCCCATGAAATTGCGTTTAAGCTTCTATCGATAACAAGAAGTTTATCGAGCGCAATTTAACGGGCCCCACTGTCAGCATTAATTCTTCATCAATACTCAAGTTCATCTATCTAGCTGCCAGCGCTGGTTCTTTCTTTTGTCATACGACAGGAACCTATCGAGCAATCTAAAAAGTCTAGTGGAACCCCCTCTCTAACCAAACCTACCTCTCAACCTAAACACCAAACCTTGGTCTAGCAGGAAGGAGGTTTATTTTTCCCTTAAGCCCCTCACAAGCTAATAGAGCCCCTTTCCTTTCACCTTCGGAGGGTGAAGGTTCACCGCTCGCAAGCTCGCTCCATGCCCTACGGGCATCATATGAGCCCGTTTTCGGTTAATCTAAATCCTTAAAATCCTTTAAAATCAACAAGTTAAGTTACAATTTCAAAGCGGAATGGTATAATTATTGAGCAAATTAAACCGGAGTTCCCTTACTCATGAAAAAGAAACTAATCAAAAAATGTGAGCTTTTAGACTCAGTGATTTCTCGCTTTAAAAAAGATGAGGATGTCTATGAGCTGAATTTTATTAACCTTCCACTAAAGCTTCGCTTTAACACTGCCCGTGATAAAGGTTCGTGGCTGTTGGTCTTTCGAAAGGAAGTGGAAAAGATCGGCAAGAATGGCGAGCTGCTTAAGTCAAAGAAAGAGGTTTGGCGCAAGGTGGGTTCGTGGCCGTTGCTGTCTGCCAAGAATATGAAAGAGCAGTTGCCAGCGATTAGCGCCAATGTTGCTGCAGGCCAGAACGTGAAGACGGTGAGCGCTGATCACTTTGAGTCGGTCGGGGATTTGTTGAAGTGGTATTACAAACGTAACGAAGAGAACAATACGATTTCACCAGAACGACAAACCCAAATACGTTGCGCCATTAACAAGCAGCTTATGCCGTTACTTGAAACGCTTCCCGTTAGAGCGGTGTCGAAAATAAACATCGAAGAGAAAATGCTTTGGCCGCTGCAGCGTGACAAATACGCAATTGCGACCATTAAGGCGTACTTCAATATTTTAAAAGCCGCGTTCGAGCGAGCCAATGAGCTTGGTATGATTTCTTACAATCCGATGTTAGAGGTTCGATTCAAGAACTCATTCCCCAAAGGTATCCCCACGAAAGATGGCAAATTAAAGCCTGGAAGTATCCCTGAGCTAATGAAACTCACTGAGGGTGAACCGTCGATAGATAAGACCCTTGTTTATATGATGCTGAGCCATTCAACGCGTCAGGGTGAAACGCGCTTAGCTCGTTGGTCTCATATCGATTTATCCAATATGACTTGGTATTTGCCAACTGAGAACATTAAGACAAAGGATCATGAGCACACCTTGCCAATGACTGATGAGGTCTTTGAATACCTAAAGCTACACCGTAACTTTTTAAAGAAGAAAGGTTATGAGGGGGATTACATATTCCCAAGTAGCTTTCGCAACCCTAAGAGCCCACCAATATCAAAAGCCACGGCCTGCAGGTTGATTCAAGGTATTTCAAAGGGTGATTGGACTTCTCACGATATCCGAAAGCTAGCCTCAACGACTTGGACGGAACAAAGCGAAGATCACCTGGTTATCAAGTTCTTGCTGAATCATCACATACCGAATCTAGATAGAACCTACATCCAAGCCTATATCGAACCACAGAAACGTGAGGTGTTAACTCGTTGGCAAGCGTTCTTAACTCAAGAAAAAAACAAGACAATCGCAAGATGGTGAGTTGGGGTGTTGCTGCCTAAGTGCATGAAAGCATGATTTAAAGCTCAATTTTGAGGACTAAACCCAAAGGAATGTATCAAAAAGCTTCAAATGTGAGTCATTAGGGGCTATTATTTATCTCGTGTCGAAATTAAACGCTTAAGGGAGCTTTATGTTTACGAAATTACGAGATAAGAAATTGGTTGAGCTAGCGGTGGGATGCATCGCAATTGCTTGGGGTTTTAGTCAATTGGTTGAGCTTACGGGCTCTAAGTTCGTGGGGTGAAGGTATGACAAAACAACTGAGTCCAACAAAAGAAAAGCCATGGTATTGCTTTGACGGCGACCAAAAAGAGTATTTTGCAACCGAAGGGTTAGCGCTTACCGCAGCCAATGAGGCAATTCAATATTACCTTGATGAGTTTTGGGATGAGCAAGTCACTAGCGTTCAGGTCGGCAAGGTCACGCACATTACAAAGCAGATAGAAGTTCGTAAGCGCCCCGATGATTCTGAAATCGATGAAGAGGGTTGTGATCGAAATAGTGAGTATTGGGGCGACTGTGATTACAAATGTAATTATGTGCCAGCTCCAATATCTCAAGCTCAAGAGGGTGTGAACCATGTCAGTTCTAAGTGATTTAGATATAAACAAGTTGGTTGCCACTGAACGTGGGTTGTTAGTAGCTGATGAGTCATTCTCTGGTTACGACTACGATTATAGAGCTAAGTACCCGTCCACTGTCTGGGTGGCGAAGCAGGAGCTTGGAAATCAAGTTGAGCCATGGGAACAAATAAACTTTGTTTTATGTGCTGCTGATTCGTGGTCGATCATTGTTGAGAACCGAATTTCTGTAGAGCCGTTTAACGATGAAGAAAGCTGGTATTCATGCGGTAAGGATGAATTAGATTTTGAATACAAGGATTTTGATTCAAATCCTCTTAGGGCTGCGATGGTTTGTTTCCTCAAGCTTAAGCATAGAATTTAAGGTGGACTTATGAATCTTGAATCGTTTAACCGAGTAACCCAAGTTCAAGTCCGTGGCTTAGATGTGATCGACTTTATGCGAGTTAGAGTTTTTCTGGGCGCTTCCGTTGGCCTTGTTAGGGTGTTTGATGGTTCTCAGCCTCGTTGCATTAAATTTGAATGGAATCATTTTGATATGGCAGAGCACCTAAATAAATCATCCGTTTCGGTCGTTCTTGCCGAACAGTTGGCGCTGATACCGGAGGCGTCAACGCTGTACCTTGACCTGATAGAGCACATCATTGACGACTGGAAAACCGTTGATAGAACTATCCCCGACATCGAGGCTGAGAGGTGCGCTGAGGTCATTGAAACTCTCGCCACTAAGCGTGATGAAATCAGAGAGAATCTAAGAGAGCAACCCTATCTAAATGCGCCTGTAAGCCAAAATGAAAGCGTAATCTCTTTAGGTGAATTGATGGGCGTCGAGGCGTTTAACGCCTCTCTGAGCGCCTCCGAGATAGCTCAATAGGTACTCTGAGAGCATATCAAACGAACGGCGGTCGTAAGACGCCGAGTTTAGAAAATTTTATTGATTCGCATGGAGTTGAGCACATCCATAGTCAAGAAATTGATTTTTAAGGAATTGCTACTCGTCCCACTGATCACTTTTGTGCCACTAAGGTGATCAGTAGCGTGATCAATATGATCCTAAAATTAAGGTCAAGGTGAAACCATGAATCGCCTCCAAAAACTACATCAAGACTTACAAGCAACCACCAAAGCCAAAGAAGTGACCAACGTTCATTTGGCTAACATAACGGGCTTTAGTCGCCCGTCGATTTCCGAAGCTATCCGAAGCGGAAAAATCAACAATCGAATGAACCGAGTTTTAGACCTGGTTGATTTGGTAATTGGTGCTTACGACATCACATCACTTTGGGCGCTCGCTGAAAAAGAGAAAGAAGAAATCAGTTGGGAAGATTTCGTTGTCAAAAAAGTGAATCATTGCTTTTCGGTATCTGGCGTTCTTGAAGAGAACCAGCTCGATATCGTTGACGTTTACGGCAGGCCAGAAACGCCAGAATGGTTACCCCTGCAGTTGCAAGGTGAAGCTGAGAAACTAAGTGATGATCAGTTGCGTGAAGTGGTCATGATTGGCGAGATTTCACAGCAAGGCGCTATTGGCGCATTCAAAGAATTAATAAAAAATTCGTCAGAACTCGACGCGAAAGCAGAAGGGGAAAAGCCAAAATCTTACTATGGTTTCACCTCGCCACTTGCTCTAAATATGATTGAGTCAGATATAGAAAACGGTCATATTAGCGAGGATTTCAACGCTCTAGTTAACCAACTAAAAGCCATGTTTGGTGAGCAAGGGCACTACGAGTTCAAAGAGGTTAGAGCCGCTTTGGTGGCGTTGGAGTGCCCTGAAATGGTAGAGAAAACGCCAAGCTCAATATCTTACAAAGAATCGAACCTAGCGAGGCTTAAAGAACTGTGTGATTTGCATTTGTGTGAGTCTATCCTGCTACAGGAACAGCGGCACATCATCGCTGAAAAATTGATTGAGGCGTGCTCTCAGTTGAACATTGTCGGTGTTGAGCAAGGTTCAGAAATTCTACTTCCGCTTGGTAAGTTAATTTCAGCTAGTGAGACCCCAATCTCATTGATGAACATTCGTTTAGCTCGATGGGCGATTTCAGATAGCGAAGCAATGAAAGAGTGGTTGCCAGAGGAAGCGGCCTAATGACTCATTCAATCGCCCCATACCTAAAGAACGTATTTGACCCGAACGCCAGTGAGCTAGAAAACGCACTGGCGCGGGTGGCCTATCTCGAATCATTGATTGGACAAAGCGACATTGAGAAGCAGCTCACCAAGGACAACGCCGAAATGGCGAGTCAGGTTCAAGCCCTACACGATAAAATGAGATTTCAAGAAGGGAAGTATAACGCGCAGTGTTTGATAACAGAGCAAAAACAGGAGACCAACAATCGTTTGATCTCCAAAGCTCAAAAAGATGGGGAAACTATCTCATGCCAGAAACGAGAATTAGAACAATTAGGCGCACTATTGGTAAGAAAAAAATAAAAAATTCGTCAGGTTTCGACGGTTAACCATTACCTACCCAACCCACAACACGCCCTACAACTTCCCCTTTCTCTATCGTTTCAAACTCGCTGTTAGCAGGTATATACCTACCACGATACTTGCGTCTAAAGTGGAACGTGCCGCCTGCTTTCACAATCACCAAAGTATTGTCGTTCACTGATTTCATTGGCTCAACAATGATGTAGCAGCCCACAGGGTAATTCATCGCAAAGTCAGGGGAAATCATCGCAGCATCACGCACCTTAAGGGCGTAGCTTTCAAGCTTGGCACCGTTTGGGTAAAAGATAGTGCCTTGCGCCTCGGGATCTTCTTGGGCTATATCCGTCCAGTTTATAACGTTCACGTTCTTCGTGTGAAAGCCGTGTGTTTCTTCCGTTTCCATGCGGGTAACAAACTCACCTAAAGTGATGTTCATTTTTCTCAGGGCACGGATTAACACTTGTGTTGGCAAATCGCCTTCACCTTGTTCAAATCTGCCGATAGTTGCACGGCTTGCAATACCTATAAAATCTTTCTGTTTGAGCTTCTTAGATTTTCGAATAGCCGAAAATATCTCGTGCGCTTCTGGCATGGTTATACTCCTATTAAAATAACGCCCAATTAAGTTACTAATAACTTGCCGCCTTAATCACCGAACCCCACCGCAAACTAAAAATGCCAAGCGTTGAGAATCGCTCTTAAATACTTTGTTATCTAACGCCCTGCTAAGGTGTGAGCAACGCATAATAAAAGTGCCACGCGTTCCCTGTCATCTTGAACAGTTTGTTATATTCCCTTTGTTTTAAAAGGGCTGTAACTCATTGTGTTTATTTATGTTTATCAACGTGCTCAAAAAAAAGAGCGTAGTAAGCCACTGGTGAAGCCCAGTATTATTATTGTTGTTTTTATGTTTCTTTAAATTTGATTATAAAACATCTCATGATCTTGGGAACGCTTTTAGAGTGTTTTTTAGTATTAAATTCACTATAAGCCACATATAAAAACCTTTTGATGTCAGTGTTAAGACTCGATGATTCAATATTCAGCTTCGCCAATTCCCCATTGGTTTATCCGACTAAGCTCAAAACATTGCACAAACATAGCTATAACTCACTACCCACTGTCGAAAATCTAAGCTAAAATAAAGCTCAAATATGAGTTATTTATGTTTTAACGTCAGTAAAGGGACTCTTAAAATGAACAAAAATCAATTTCCTAATGAATCCGAAATTATCATTCGCCACACCAAAGAGTGGTTGTTAACCAGCAACGAGACAGTTAAATCACTCGCTTTGGATATGCTAGCCCCTCGCTTGGAAAAAACCGCACCCGATAACCCCACAGTAGCCGATCAAGAGAATTGGGAAGCGAGCGTGTCTCGCATGGTGCATCGCTACATGAAAGGTACGCATCACTTGCCATTGAGCTGGAAATGGCAGTGGCTCGACTGCTTGCCTGTTAAATCCCGTGATGCTGCTTTGAAAGAGATTCACGCCATTCATGGTTTTCTCGATACCCTGCCAGAGATTGAAAGCGGCACCGTTTGTGATGCCTCAATCAATGAAGTGCTTGAAAGCGTAGCCTCGATGGTCAGCACTGCAGAGCCAGCTCACGATGGCAAGTACGATGAAAGAGACAGCATCGAAAGCTCAAACAAAATGATTGATAGCTTGTTAGGACTTGCGGCCAAGTGCTTAGATGAGGCGAGACGAATTAACGCAGGAACGGGCGCGGTAGGCTCTCGTCATAACATTCATAGCTTTTCAAAGAACGAGGCTGAGTAACAAAATGAACAGCGATGAGATGTTTTTAGAAGAAACCCGCACGCTGATCATGGAGGCGCTCGCCACTTATCAGCCGTCGAGAACTGACGACGGTTCAGAAAGAGCTATCTTTAACGTTGGCA